TGATCATCGGGGTCTTGATAAGTATTATGGTTTACTTGAGTTAGGTGAACTTGCCGGAATGTGGAAGAACGTTGCCGGTCGTTATGAGATGACTGTCAATGGTGAGACTAAAAAAGTATATGCCAAACAAATCCTCAAAGAACCAGAAGTTTATTTTACTTCAGAAGTAATGGAAAAACTAAATGAGATTGCTAAATCAGAGTTTAGTTATGGAAGTTAATCTTTCTGATTTAGTTTATGTTTTTGATGGGGAAACTGTCTTTGATTTTGGGCGTGTAAAGGCAAAGTGTGGTAGACTAGTAATGTTCCCACCATGTGGAGCAAAATATATCATGAGTTCTTATTTGCATTATAGCTAAATGGATAACGTTGAGTTTTTGGTTCTGAAAAATCTATTGAACAACAATGAATATGTGAGGAAAGTACTACCTTTTATTAAAAAAGAATATTTTGAAGATGGAGGCAATGCTAAAGTATTCCAAGAGATTTCTGATTTTATTATCAAATATAATCAACAACCAACAAAAGAAATCGTAGCTATTGAATGCAAAAACAGAACTGATATCACAGAAGATGAATATCGAAAGATTATTAAGATCATTGAGAATCTTGACTATATACCAGTAGATGATGATTGGTTGATTCATACTACTGAAAAGTGGTGTAGAGATCGTGCAATTTATCTTGCGTTAATGGAATCTATTTCTCTTACAGATGGTTCTGACGAGAAAAAAAATAGAGATGCTATTCCAGGTATTCTATCGGATGCTTTATCGGTAAGTTTTGATAACCATATCGGACACGACTATATTCTTGATGCGGAAGGTAGATTTGACTATTATCGTAAAAGGGAGGATCGCATTGAATTTGATCTCGAATATTTTAATAAAATCACAAAAGGTGGTTTGCCTAATAAGACTCTCAATGTCGCGCTTGCTGGTACTGGTGTCGGCAAGTCTTTATTCATGTGCCATGTCGCTAGCTCCTTGTTGTTGTCAGGACGGAATGTACTCTACATTACGTTGGAAATGGCGGAAGAACGAATTGCTGAAAGGATTGACGCAAATCTTTTGAACGTAAATATTAAAGACATTAGTGAACTTCCTAAGTCAACGTTTGAAAGCAAGATGAGTAGAATCGAAAAGAAAACATCAGGTAAGCTAATCATCAAAGAATATCCTACGGCATCTGCTCATGCTGAACACTTTAAGTCACTTCTTAGCGAACTTGCACTTAAGAAGTCATTTAGACCTGATATTATTTTCATTGATTACCTTAATATATGTGCTTCCTCCCGTTATCGCGGAAACAGCACTGTCAATTCATATTCGTATATCAAGTCTATTGCTGAAGAGCTTCGAGGGTTGGCTGTTGAGGCAAACGTCCCTATCGTATCTGCCACCCAGACCACTCGCTCTGGTTTTGGTAGCTCTGATGTTGATCTTACTGATACTTCTGAGTCCTTTGGTCTCCCTGCTACTGCTGATTTTATGTTTGCCCTTATTTCTACAGATGAGCTTGAGGAGTTGGGACAAATTATGGTGAAGCAGTTGAAGAATCGATACAATAGTGCAACTATTAATAAGAGATTTGTGGTTGGGATTGATCGAGCAAAAATGAGATTGTTTGATGTTGAACAATCTGCACAAAAAGATATTCTTGACAATAGTAAGAACATGGGTTATGATAATGATGACCCACCAGCATCACTTAATAAATTTGGAGGATTTAGATTTTGAGTACAGTTGACCCTAAAAAGTATGTAGAGTTTGTAGATGCAGTGACATCTAACGAAAGTAAAAACTATTCTGATTTTGCCGCAAGGATTTTTGATCTTGAAAATCAAAATTTCCCTACCGAACGAATGATTACTGCTGCTGTAGGTATGTCTGCTGAAGCAGGTGAGTTTACTGAAATCATTAAAAAGATTATTTTCCAAGGTAAACCTGTAACTGAAGAAAACCTATTTCATCTGAAACGTGAACTGGGTGACATTATGTGGTATGTTGCCCAAGCATGTATTGGTCTTGATATTTCTCTTGATGAGATTATGGAGATGAATGTGGACAAACTCAAAGCACGTTATCCTGGCGGTAACTTTAATGTTCACTATTCTGAAAATCGTAAAGAAGGAGATCTATGACTACAAGACAATTTGTAACTAAATCTGGTGATACTTGGGAATGGGAAGAGACTGAAGAAACCCGTAAAGCAGTAGAAGAACTGCACAAGACTATTGGTAAACTAGAATCGGAAGCACCTGATTATGGGGTAGGTAAATGAAAAAACTTACACTTGAAGATTATCAAAAAGCAGGTGAAGAGTTCTGGCCTAAGTATTGGTATATTGCCAAAGAACTTGGTGAAGATGCAAAACCTGAGGATATCTTGAAGGTTATGGAAGCAGTCGGTGGTGTTGCTCTCAAACTAGCACTAGAAGGAAAACTTTCTAGTCCTTTTGGATTCAATAAAAAAACAGAAGAAAAAACCGAGACCCCT